TTTCAACTGAAACACGTTCTACATACTCGTTTTTATAAATTTTAGTAGCATAATAAAAGTCACTTTTATCAACTGTTTTGTAGAATGAAAAGTCACAGAATACGTTGTTTTTTGTTTTTAATACTTCGTTTAATATAGTCATTTTTTTTACCTTTTTGAGTTAATGTTTTATTTTATAGTGCTTATTATACACGTTTTTTACGAAAAGTCAAGCATTTTCTTCCACTAAAAGCGCTTGACAATCAATGACTTACAACCTCCTTGTGTAAGTCATTGAATTCAAACAGAAAAACGTAAGTAAAAACGAGGAAAATAAGGAGTGTATTTTGAATGAGTTACTTTAAAATTACGTAAGTTATTGTTTTCACTGAAGTTTTTCAGGTTCAATAACTGTGTTTGAGTTAAATTGTTTAAAATACAGTAAGTTACACGTCTCGAGGTTACTTGTTTTTCACTGTACATTTTAGTTACTACTAAGTTATTGTTTTTAATGAAGTTTCTGATTTCAACGTATTTTGTCATAATTTTAATCTCTTTTTCAGTTAATTTGAAGTGCTTATTATACACACTTTTTTCAATTTGTCAAGCATTATTTCGGCAGGCTGTAAATAACGTCACTACATTCATTTAAAATGAAGCCATTTATTTCACACTCAAAATAGTGCTTTTTTATGAATTCAATAAATGCTAAAAAGTCACTTTTTACATTGACAAGGTCAGCGATACATGAATGAGTAAAAGTATTAAGCAACTCAGCATTTTCAAAATCAGTTAGCGTTACAATTATCAAATATTTTGTTTTCATAGTTTATTTCTCTTTTAAGTTATTTTGTAGTGCTTATTATACAGCCTTTTTCTGAAAAGTCTAATTGTTTTTATCTATGAAGATAGGGGTTTCAATAGGCAAAATAATGCTTGACTTTTACTGAGATACGTGTATAATAAGCATTATAAACTGAAAAGTGCGGGAACTTCATCAAACCGGAGTACAAGACGGGACGGGTGGCTAACTGTCTTGGAAATCAAGCGGTTACAGCACCTTCTTAACATTGGTTCGAGGTTATGCTCCTAAGTGCTTGTTTTATATAGCAAATAAAAAAGATTAAAAAAAGTGAAAAAAGTGCTTGACAAATGCGCCAAAAGATGTTTTAATACGCACAATGCTCGAGATATGAGCAGGGCTGTAAGTCATTGATTTCATTGAGGTTTCCGGAAATCGCTTAGATATCAATGACTTAGGGGTGTTAGTTAATGTAGGATCTATCTAACACTCCCCTGTGTGAATATGTGTTTGCACAGGGGCCAGCCCCAGCGCAGGCCAGCCCCAGCGCTGGGCCAGCACAGGAACCTGCTGGGCCTCCTTTCAATCCTATCAACCAGGGCTTGACTTTTGGGCTGAGTTGTGCTATAATGAGCGCTGGGCCTGTGGGGGAATCAGGCTGAGCGTTTTCGGCCGGACGGATTACCTCACCCCATATCTCATATAAGCACGCGGCCACACTCCAAGTCTATACGCAAAGGCACCTGGGCGGCCGTATCTGGGCATCTCGACTCACACACGAAAGGCACCTCGGTTAACGCACGCGCGGCATCTTACTGGGCATCTAACATGGCATCTGACTTGGCATCTGACTTGGCAAATTGCTCGGCAGATGATGCACTTGCGAGTCGCATATATGCGTTAAGGCATTCCGTGTAGTTTGCTATATAGGCATCTGGGGGGTGTTTACTGACTGTGGTTCTATCTGCCGCTCGTAATAGAGCTGTGTTGAGTTTATTCTCTATAAGATCTACACTGTCTTCTAAGTATATAATGATTGGATTGTTCTTCTTTATGAATTGTTCTTCCTTGAGAATTACTTGCTTGGTGAGTGCGATATAGTCGTTTATATCTACACTGAAAGGTTTGATTGTTGGTGGGGCTTTTCCCGGAATCCAATCACCTGTTTTCCTCGCTATAAAATTACTTAAAACTATATCTCTCTTGTCTTTGCGCGTGCTGAGGATTGGTTGGAATCCTTCCGGGACAGGAAATACAAGGGTGTGACTGTGGATGACTGTTTGCGTGGTCAATTCATCTTTGACGAAAGGTGCCCATAGACAATGAGGGCCGGGGTGGATTAGATTACACAGACGGGTCGAACCGGTTCTACCGATCGCACTATAGATATAATACTTATTTGCTGAAACAGGACCATGCAACATTAATGAATTCGTCTGCCCATTCTGATTTGTTGAGTCCGTATTTTTCATATTGAAGATCTTCGTCTGTGTTTTGACACCATTCCCATACGCTGTATTTCATATGTAACGTATGGAATTCTTTGCTTGGAGCATAGTCATGCGTCATTATGAAGTCGTGTGCTTTGAGATGAGGGGCGTATAAATGAAATTCTTTGACCTTATCGCCGCCATCTGTGAGTAATAGGACTTTCTTGTCAGACTGTAATGCTTGTATGATTTCATTATAGCCTTCACCGTCCCATGCTGATTTTTCTCTGAAATCGAAGGGAGGAGTAATTCCCATGTGATTCTTTATATCGTAAGTACAAAAGGTAAAGTTATATTCCTTTGACAGCTCGTGTACGTACAAGGACAAACCGCCTTCGCTTGTGCCTATTTCAATGACGGTATCGAATTGTTCCTTTTCAAAAAACGCTGGGAAGTAATCGAATATTCTGTGGTTTTGCTGTGTAGGATATCCTTTGTAGATGAATCTGCCTCTACGTGAGCAAGTGTAATTATGATATTTCAACAACAGGTATATCTCCCTTCGGTTCGTCAAACCAAGCCTCAACAGGATGGTGTCCTACATGATTCTCGCCAAGCCAATGAACCTTCTCATATTGTATTGACTTACCGGCTGACATTATCCAAGTCAATACCTGTTTTGGTTCTCCGGGCTTTGAAAAATTAGCCTGACTGTTTTCTATTTTCGTCCATGGCTGGAAGAAAGGTGATGCGTTATAAGGCATTTTTAAATTACAATGATTAAGATCGAGATGAGTGTCACCGACAGCAATATCGAAGTCAAGTTTCAATAATTTTATGAAGTAATCTATATGAGAACCTTTCGGTCTAAACGGAGGCAGAAAATTGACATAGACACAATTTCTGAATACCATTCGCTGATATATAGTGGATTGTGATTTGTCTTTTTGTGAAATGCTTCCTTTGGGAATCATTTCTTTAACTCGTGGATTAGTCTCGAACCTGAGACCTTTTGTTGCTGTCAACAAACCATCGGCATCCTCTCCTTCTGTTTGAGGATGCCACCAAATAACGTACCCCAACTCATCTCGTATCTTTTCAGCAAGAACAAGAGGACATCTCTGCATATAGATAATATGGTGTGAGCCGTTGAAAATGTCTTTGTGTAAATGCTCGCTGTGATTAGCGTTCCACGAGATAAGTTTCATTTAATATATCAAACCGTAGGTAATACACCAAAGTTCAAGGAAGCCTCTGTACATAAGCCAACAAGCAAATGCCCCGAGTGTTGCGTAACTAATACGCCTTGCTGTATCCAACATAAAATTGTCTCCCACCGAGTTCATAATTCGGCATAATCTCGTAATTATTATCAAACACATCTTGTAATGTGAAGTACCAGTTATTTATACGGTGCGTCAGATCAACTGTGTTTACACCGAGGTCAGTCCATGTCCATGATGCCCACTTGTATTGTATCTTTGCTCTGTACTCTGCTATGTAAGGTTGATCTGAATCTGTGTAGCCAAGTGTCAACCAATCGTTGCTGTAGCGTAGTCCTTGTGTGCTGTAAGAACCTGTGTTTACAAACTGTGCCAGCTCCCAATCGTAGTTTATTCCTTCTTTGAAGTCATATCTAAATGCTGAGAAGTTACCATAACCTATATCAATGCCAATAGACTCCTCTGGATCTAACAATGGATTCGCTGCTACCCAAGCATCGCCTTCCATTTCATAGTCAGTAGGACGTCTATAACCTGAGCCAATACCCATTGAAAACTCGTCTACTTGTATACCTACTCGTGCTACAGCGTGTCCGTCTATTACTCGTGCTGAAAGCTGCAATTCATCAAAGGGCTGATACAGTGCATATGCTTCTTCACCATTGTTATATGTGACGCCTACAGTCCAGTCATTGTATGTATTACGTGCATCAAAGTACACGTTGTCTGCTTTTGATCGATATGTCTTTTCACCGTCAGCATAGAAATCAAGATAATTCCAAGAGTAACCTAATGTAAAGTTATCATTCCTAAATGACAGATTACCGGTTGTTCCTTTCTGCTCACAATCATCGGTGCCCCAACAGTCATCATAATCGTAACTGTAGTCTGTGATTGCTAATGATATGTGTTCATCTTTGTAACGTGCTGTGAAGTTCTCGTACAGGTCTCGCTCGTTGTTTGTAGTCATTACAGAACCATTGTCACCATAGGCATAAGAGAGATTAAAGTTCTCTACAGAGCCTGACAGCAGTGCTGAGTCAGTGCCTGCTCGTACGGTGTAACCTGGAGTGATATTGTCCTCAATGAATACAGTTCCGCCAAGAGAGCCTGAACCATACAATGTACTGTTAGCTCCGTGTGATACTGTCACAAGTTCCTGGCCAGTGGGAATAATGTGGCCGAAGTCATACCAGCCTGTGCTGGGATCATTGACAGGCATACCGTTACGATACACCGTGGTGTGAATAGTTTGTGCTCCTCGCTCACGGAAACCAGCAAAACCACCCATACCACCTTGAGTGAATGGCTGGTCAATGCTGATGGTTTCGATAAGAGAGAAGTCTAACTGCGTGTCTGTTGTAATACTATCTGTTACTGAACCTAATACTACAATTTCCTCAATCTGCTGTGCCTGTACTACGGAGGTTGTCAGCAAACCCATTACAAAATACTTCTTCATATCACTCCTTAATTGTTGTTTTTCCCCACTGAATTCTGTTCCATACCTGGTCAAAGATATAAAACATGAAGGTGTTTACTATTGCTGCTGCTCCTGCAAATGCAAGTCCGCCTTGCCAAGAGCCTGTCATGTACCAACCAAAGCCCGCGTTGCTAAATGTAATCCATACTCTCCAGGTAACAAGTTTGGCGAGGCCTCGTTTCTGTGTCTCTATGTATTTCATCTAATGATCTCAACTTCACCATCGGTTAATTTGATTTTGACCTCATTGGTCAACTTGTTTTTATGACTATCAAGGAAATCTAAAAAACGCTCAATGCCTTCACGCTTGCCTAACTGAAAGCCTGTATAACAACCGCCTCCTACACAAGCAAAAGTAATAAGATAATAGATGGGATCCAAGTTATACTCCTTCGCTGATGTTCCAATTTTGAGTTTCTACAGGTGCCATACCAAGTAGCTTTCTTGCCTCATCACGTACTTCTGCTGTTACTGCATGACCATACATCTCAGGATCTAAAAGATCTTTTAGAAACTTTTTCATCGCTTCTTTTTCATAATCATACGCATTCATATTTATCTCCTATATGCCTATGTCAATTTCAAAAGGATTGCCGTAGACTTCACAATAGTTAGTCCACAAGACTCTCAACCAACCAGCACCGTAAATGAACACCAAAATCATTACACCGTACTGGTCATTGATGTATGCTGTAGCGAACCAAAAGGGCTCACCAAACAAACCGATACACCCAGCAAGTAGACGCTTACGTGCATCGGTTGAAGCCATAAAGTAAAGAGAACCTATACCACAAAAAGTAAGGATGGCTTGGCATATGTAATCAAACAGCATTAGCGATGACATACTTGTACACTGCCTCCCAGTTCTTCATTACTTTAGCTGGGCCACTGTAATCCATATTGTGACCATGCTCCATTAGTATACTATCGAAGCCACACGCTGAACCTATATCAGCGTTTGCTGGTTTATCCTCAACCCATACATGACCAGGATAACGTGCTCCGTATTCTGCAAGTACCTCATCTTTATCAGCACCGCAGTCTAAAAAGACACACTCCTGGAACGTATTAGGACCAAAGATTTTGGCTAAGTTTCGTTCACGCAGCTTTTGTGCGTGGGGATCCAAACTGAGACTTGTAATACAAATAAATTTGTATTGGTGACGCTCATGTAGCATTTTGATATAATACTGAGCATCACGTAGAGGAGGTAGGAATCCTATTGCTGCCGATTCATTGAATGTCCTGACCAGAGTCTTTCCTACCGACCAGTCGATTCCATACATCTTTGATACCTTGTAGTGCCCTTCTTCTTTTACTGTGTGGCCGTGGTGTTGCATCCAACTGTGAAACGCCCACTCCCAATCCAGGATTGCTCCGTCGCAATCCGTCAATATCACTTTTTCCATATATATTCCTCACATAATTATTATAATCTTGTCTTTGTCTACTACTCGCCATCACAAATTCTCTCTAATATCTCGTATTCCATCTGCCAGTCTATCTTTTTCATAGTGCGTGGGGACAAGTCTTTGGCCTGTTTGTATGTAATCTCAAGGACCTCACTGATAAAACCTTTTGCTAAAGGATACTGTACTTTCCAGGCCTCTTTCTCCCATGGCTGCTTACTATAAGCAGTTTCAGTATGATCTACACCATTCCAATAAGATTTATTGTACTTATATACCAACTCACCTGTAACATATTGCTTCAGATGTGTCATCTCATGTGCTAAGTATGAAAGGTATTCATACAAAGAGCCTCTGTTATGAAGCTCTATCTTGTATGAATCCTTTTCCAATTTATCACAATAACCAACAACATCTTCCTTGATATAGTTACCGATAACAATATCAATCCAAAGCACACGCTTTCTGGGGAGGAGTTCCTTGACAAAATATCGAGTCGCATCCTCCGTCAGATTGCGCTGTGTTTTAGTTCCACCCTCAAGGGATATTAGGATCACTTTTTATTCCTTGGATTCCCTATTGAACGGTTCTTAGAAGCACACATATATTCCAAATTAGAAAGACTGTTGTCTTCCTTGTTTCCGTTCTTGTGATGCACATCAGTCATCTTAGCAGTCAAAAGTTTACGGACTGCTGCAGGGGTCTTCTTCCAATCCGACGCACTAATATCATTAGGGCGCCTCTCCTCTTGGGGAATGAATGTTGAAGCTACTACTTGATGAACCGGCACTGTGGTTTTGGTGCCATTATTAAGAACAAGACCAACCTTTGGATAAGCACATCTACCACTGACACATGGGCTCATCTCCCTAACAGAAAAGATCTGTCCCTCGGTTGATACATAATAACTGTTCTGTACCTCACCTTTGAATACTAAAGGTTTGATTTTATTGAAGTCAATATTACTCATTCTGATATATCTCCGTAGTAAGAGGTTCCAACCTGACGAAAACGCTTGCCGTCAGCAGTTTTGATTTCCTGTACCTTGCCGTTAGCACCGGCCTGTACCTTAGTATTCATCTCATAGCCTTCTTCAATCACGTTGCGTGCCAACAGATCAAACTTGATAAACTTATCGCTTGACAGTATAGCACCCAATGTAGTAGGCTTGTAGCTTGTAACTTCACGCAATGTAGCAGCTGATACCAGCTTGCCGTCAGACTTGAGGTCATGTCTATCCATGCCGTTAGTCATTTCCCAGCGAGAGAGCTGTGAACCAATACATGAGGTTGTTGCTTGAGCTGTATAACTATTCCACATAATATAATCCTAATAAGTTAAAAAGGCCCCCGTTGCCGGGGGCAAGAGTGTGCTTAGGGAGAGGAAGACCCTAAGCGGCTACTTCAACGTCTGAAACTGATTCAGTCGAGTCCACAGTCAAGATAGCCTGTGGGGGTGAATAAGCATCATACTTACGAATCTTAGACTCGCGTGACTTATTCTGATATGGCTTAGTCTTAGTAACTACACCAGCATTAACTCGTGCGTTAATGAACAATGCCATATCTGCATCTTCTTCCAGGAAGACATACTTGTCCGACTGATAAGAGTGAGAAGAAACCAGAGAATGAATCTCAGGATACTGAGCAAACTCTGAATGGGGTACACGTAACCAACCGTGACCAGGGTCTTGAATGTAAGCGAATGTACGCATATTAAATGTCCTCCTTAGGACTTTGTTGAAAAACTTTTACTTTATAATGCTTATTATACACGAATTTTGCCAAATGTCAAGCATTATTTTCACTTTTTTACAATCCGATTAGTGCTTTGTTGAGAATAGACTCGGCTTCACCGCAATCAAAACCACATTCCTCACAAAAATCAATGCTGCTTGATTTGGCCAGATCATCTTGGAAATTGACATTATTATCCGCTAACAGTTTATGTAAAGAATCTACATCATTAGCGAGGCCAATAACAACACCGTCTATGTCTACTTCAATACGACCTTCGTCTGCTGAAAAGTATACGAATCTGCTCATGTTTTTAGTCCTTATCTTCATTGTTTATAATGCTTATTATACAGCCTTTTTCCAAAAAGTCAAGCATTATTTTCATTTATTTGGCCTAATGAAATCAATGACTTACAAATCTCTTAGCATTTTTCTCATTTATACCGTCATTATACACACATTTGGCCAAATGTCAAGCATTTTCTTTCCGTATATAAATCAAGCACTTACCACTGAGCTAAGTCATTGATATTACAGCGCTTTTTCAACGAGAAATCAAGCACTTACGAACCCAGCTCGAAATCTGGGAGGTTAACAGTACAGTTATATAAATAGTCTATAAAACCAGGAGTTACGTATGGCCGATGATACTTCATATGCTGAGTCAGCTCAAGCGCTATTTTGTGCTATGGCAGACTATTTAGGCAAATCAGAAACAACAAAGCTAATGGATATAAAAAAGTATCCAGATCTCGATTCCTTAATGGAAAACAATACACTTAAAAAAGCTATGGATAAATCATATCCTCGAATCTATACCCACTATAAAGGCGGTGCTAAATTTTCATTAGATCAAATAACAGAATGGTTGGGCGACCCCAAAAATAAAAAATGGTATACTTCTACAGTTCTAATCGCCAAGAAGATGATGGAAGAGATAGCCTCAATAGATACAGACCCCAAAGGTAAGTTTAAAAACATTGAGTCTGCAGACTTTCAGAATTTATATTATTTTAGAGGTGATGATGAAGTAATGACCAACATAGAAGCACTTTTTAAAATAGCAAATGAGGCTGATGTGGTTGCAGTAGGAGGCACCATGAAGTTCGGTGACGTTAATAAATGGTCGCCTGCTGATATATACTTTGGTAGCACAAAAGCTAAAAATAAAATAAAAGCAACAATAAAAGAATACAGCACACCAAAAATTAAAAAGGCTTTCAGTTTTACAATGTTAAATAGTATGATGGGTGATCTTATTGATTCCGGTGATTTACTACCACTATCACTGAAACAAGCTGCTGGTTCAGTAACCATTAAAAAGGTCAACTTTGTGAGAGCAGAGGAAGAAAAATATATAAACAGCCTGAAAATAACAAAAATTCTCTGGACTCCTTATAAAGTATTGCCTTTTGAAAAATGGCGGGCTATAACAAAAACTCAAAGACAGCCAAGAGACCTACAGGTAAAAATATCGGTGGGTAAGGTTACTGGCACATTAAAGTTTAGACATGATCCTTCAGGTATGAAATACTTAGCAGAGTATATACCTGATAGAGGTAACGCAAGAGAAGGGCAGATAGGTTCAGCTGATCTTATATCTAAGGTTATGGGAACCTTAGATACAACTGCTGCGGCTAAGTTCAAACGTGAATATGATAAAGCATTCTTAAAATTTAAAGATGAGATGAAAACTTTGACTCCACAAAAACAAGCATTATCTAAAATTAACCCTGGACAAGATAACAAATTCAATTGGGCAAGAGGTAATGCGAGTGCAACAACAATAATGGCAGCGACTGGTCCTGTGCTAATGGAATTTTTTAAAAGCAAAAACGGATTGAAGTTTGCAAAATTAGTATTTGAATATAGCACATCAAGATCTATCGCTTCAGGAAAATTTGTAATAGCTAAGTAATGAAGTCTTATTTTATATTCAACACCAGAGATGGCTACTGTTTAGTAGAAGCAAAAGACGTAGATAAGCTACCCAAACCAAGAGAGCTTATCCGTCGTGCTAATGCTGTTGAGGTGTTGCGTGAGTATGCTGAGAAGGAAGGCATTGAGTTTGCTGTCGATAAAGCACGTAAGCGCAGTAAACACACACAGGAGACAAAGGATAAGATCAGTGCTGCTGTCAAGGCCAATCACGGACACAAGGATGGGTTAAAAGAATCACACCGCCTAAAGATTAAAAAGAGTAGAACAGGACAGAACAGAGGCGAAGATAACAACTTCTATGGAAAGAAACATTCTTATACTACAAAACTAAAAATGTCCAAGACAAGATTAGCAAGAGGTAAGTACAAATATATTTGTAACCCTGAGGGCTATACTGCTATACCAGAGAATGATCCTGTGCCTGAAGGCTATCAGTTAGGAACAATCTATGATCCTTATAAACCCACTGATTAGACTGTAAACGAAACTCCACACCCACAAGTACCGACAGCATTTGGATTGGACAACTGAAAGCTACTACCCATGATGTCTTCTTTGTAATCTAACGTGCTTCCTACTACATAACTATACGAAAGGCTATCTACTAATACTAAGTTATCTATTATAGTATCATCTGCCTGAGGTTCTTCTATTGAAAAGCCGTACTGAAAACCCGAACAACCTCCTCCGTGTACATAGACTCGCAATAGCTTGTCTCCGTCTTTAAGAGAAGCTGCTTTGTTTTTTGCATTTTCTGACAAGATTAATGCTTGAGGGGTGAATGATTCAACTGACATCGTATTCAAAGTTATCCGTTTCTTCATTATCTGATATTAGCTTAGCCCCATTACTTAAATGAAACTTTGTAGCTAATTTTGTTTTGGGTGACATTGTAACAACACGAGGAGACTTCTGCCCAGTGCGTTTAATTTCTTTTTTTAGATTATTCAACAACCCGTTAAGCAGTGTACGTCCTGCTCCTTTACCGTAAGACCAAATAGTATAAGGAACCATGAATGCCTGTGTAGGCTTTTCTGCATAAGGTATCATTGACAGTTCTGCTTCAGTAGTGGGTATGCTAAACCCGTTGGCTATACATACAATAGCTACCATCTTACCTTCTCCTGTTTGCGAATCAAGATCAACTAAACCATATGTTCGTCTACCAAACTCATGGTTAATTCTGAAGTCTGTGGGCAAATGAGGACGAACAGGATCGTCATCTATATATTGATCTAACATCTCTTTTGTCATTTCAATTATTTGCATAATGTAACCTAAAATATTTTAATGATATGAAAGACAACAGGGTTTAGAAACTTCAGTTCATGGTGTCTATCTTCAAGATCAATCCAGATAAAGTGTTTAGGATTCTTTTTGACAATCTTCTTAGCAAAAAATGACTTTTCAGCCGGAGCCTTTTCTACGGTTGAACCATCTGCTAATGAAACCTTTTCCCCTGGATAGTAAATTGTTATCTGGTATTCTTCTCTCCAGAGATTTGTCCACCAGTCAGCTACTTTTCTCCACATTCTTTTTAGCCCTCGCCTTTCTTTTGGGTTTTGTTTCTGGTTTGTTATACTCAGTTATACCAAGAGGTTTAAGTAAAGGTTCAAGCTGTGGATACAATTCTAACAACTTACCATCTTTTACTGCTGTCAGTATCTTAGCTTCTTTGTGGTGTACTCCTTCAAGTATATTCAACCACTGTGCCTCTCTCTTTACAGGAGGTAGATTATTCATGTTGCTACCAGGTGTAATAAATGCTTTCACTCTGCGCCATTCAAGCTGTAGAGTAGTTTCACCCATGCCTTCAGGAATATCTTCTTTAATTTTATTGATTTTAGGCATACCCTCAGGCAAATCCCATGCGGGTTTCTCAGCACCTACACCAATACGCACAATAGGAACCAATGCCTGATTAGTAGACGCCCACTCTTTCAGTCGCTTCACCTGCTCATCTACAGATGTTGCTTTGAATACCCACTCAAAACCCTCATCTGCTTGTCTAAATTTTGCTGCCATTAAAAATCTCCCAACACATCCATCATGTTTTTCATTTTGTTTTTTATAAAATAGTTTAGCAACTGACTTCTATCGCCACCCTGCTGTAATTCGTAACTATTTATAATGTTATCTTTAATCTCCTGAGGAGTTTGTGTAAGGTCAACAAGCATACGATTACGATTGTATCCGTGTGCCATATCAGCTGTCACCCATTCCTCAGGCGGCTTAGACTTCCACTCTGCTAACTGAGTCTTACGTATGGGCTTTTGACGTTTACCTTCCACAAAACAATCATCAGGGGACAACATATTAGGAATGCCGTCACCCTTATCGCCTGTAATAATATGTTCCATCAGTACCTTTTCAACAGGTTCTTTTAGTTTGATCCACTTCTTAAATGCTGGGGCATACTGTTTCACGTTGTCCCATTTCTGTAGCTGATTGAAGTCATGGTCACCGCTGATAATGAGATAAGGAACAGAAGTAGGATCACCGAACAATCCATCAGGCTCTCCCAACTTCTGACTATATTCAGCAAGAGCACCAATAACGTCATCTGCCTCTGCCCCTTCTATGTCTATGACAGGATATGGGAAGAATTCTGCTAACTCATCTCGTATAATAGACAGAGCATCAAAGATAGCATTCCAATCAAAGTCTGACTTTGCTCTGTCTTTCTTACGGTGTGCTTTGTACTGTGGGAATACCTTTCGTCTCCAGTAGTGTCTGTTATCACAAGCAATAACAAGCTCACCAAACTCATTACCGAAACGTGTGCGATATGAGCGAATGGTATTGATAATCATGTGACGCAACAAGGGTAAGTTTACTTCAATATCACTACCAGGCCTGTGACCTATCTCTGACATGAATGTTGCAATTGCTACTTGGTTATAATCTATGACAATCATTTAATCACCCTCAGCAAAACCATTGTGGGTTGCACACGGGACTTTGCAGGAAACTTCTTGCCACGTATCTTGTCCATAAATGAGTGCAAACCATTCTTACGACATTCCATAAACAACTTAACATATTCGTCTTTACGGACTGTCTTTTCGTATGATTTTGTGAGGGAGTAATTATCAATGACTGTGCCTTTAACCCCCAAAGTGTTTTCATACTCTGACGCATACACACCAATACGCTTACGCTTAATGTCATACACCCATACCTCACTTGCACCTATGATCTCAACAGGATCAATGGACTTATATTGCTCGTGCTGCTTAGTGTACTTCAGCCTGCGTACAAGTTTGTTCTTGTCAACAGGACGCTTACGTCTGATACGTGTAATCTTTTTAGCCTGTTTAGTTTCCATGAGGCCTGTTTGTACGCCATCAAAGAAAGCTAACAAGTGCTTTAGGGTAGACTTTTTAACGTGTGAGTAGCCTTCTGCTAACTGCTCATCATCACCCTGTGCTAACTCTCTAAACTCCATAGCAAACTCGTCTACAATTGTAACAGCTTGTCCTGTCTCAACATTGTTGAGTTTGAATGATTCTACAAAGTCTTTGTAGTTCGTCATCTGTGTGCCATGAATGATACGATCAATCGAATCATCTACACCCATAGCAAACTTATCAAGATTCTCTCGTATGATTACAACTTTGGGTTTGACTTCCTTTTCTTCTACATAGGAACCAGCTGCTGCTATCCAAATATTCTTCTGCCTTTCCATCCATTCAGATGTTGATTGTGTCAACCAACCCAACTTGTTCCAACAGTAGAAATATTTAGCAACTGAATGAAAAGTAGAATCAGGCAACTTTGAAATAATAGACACAGTGTCTTTATCCCAGTTTGCTTTCATCCACTTTTTAAAGTGATTAACACCTGCCTTATCTTGTATCTCGTAATGCACGAAATACAGGCACTGGCGTAGTGCTACCTCTCGTTCTTCGTTATCGGTGAGCAGTTTGAATTCTGCCCACTTAGGTTCTGGCAACACATAGGTGCTGCGTGTTCGTTTTGTCTTTGCCATTTAAGGACTCCTTCTATAATTACATCTATAATTATAACAGAAAAAAACCCTAAATGTCAAGCTCTTTTATGTACTGTTCTACAGTTATTGAGGGGATTTCGGTGATTGCACAGGTATTGTCCACAACTCTACGGACATTTAGACCTTCACATATATACATCAATCGGTCATTCCAAATGTCAAAACGGTCATTTGGTTGTGCTGTATCTGGATATAATTTTTGGGATACACCATCAAACCCTATTAAATCTATTTGTCCAGCGCCTAAATCTTTGGCCAAAAGAATGGCCGCGTTGCCTGTGTTCTCACCATTCATAAAGTGAGGGGTATGCCAGTTTGTTTTAGGATGATATCCTAATCGTCTCAGGGTCATGTGTCTGTAGTAAACAACTCCCTCATAGGAACTTTCATATACTTCTTTGGTAATGGCGTGGTCTATAACACACAAATAAGTGGGGTGAAAATCTCTGTAGACCGCGTTACATCCTACTGTAATTCCTGATATCTTTTGTAAAGGAATCGGGGTCCTTGAGACCCCGTTACCTATAACAGTTACCCTCATACAAAGGACTTGATATTCTTAATAATAACAGAACGCCAGCCATTGTTTTCAGTGTCAAAAACAACTAAATTATTTTCAGGAGCTGTTCTGGTTCCTGTTGTTGCAGGCACTACACTTTCCTGTAGTGTGGCCTTCATCACACGTTCCGTACCGTCTTTCTTTGTAAAAGTAATTGTACGCACGCCTGTCTGTAGTGCGCTTACATAATCTTCTCTACTCATTTTACTCTCCATTATAAAACTATACCCGAAGTGAATTCCCGCCATGCTTTTTCAACTGCTGGATTCACCGCCATCACAACTACTACATTGCTACTGTAGAAAGTAGCCTCATTAGGCTCTTCAACGCCTGCCATGCTAACACCTTTAGCAAAGCCCATACCCTGTTGGTTATGGACAATCATTCTTGGATCTTCAAGTGTCACACCCTCAGGAGTGTCAGCTACAAACTTGCCTACAAACTCACCTACATTTGTGACAACTGATACCACATCATTCTTTTTCATTATCTTTCCTTTTCTTATCAACTAACCAACTCAATTTACTTCTTAGGCTTCTATCTAATCTATTCAACTGTTCTACTTCTGTATCAGACAAATCAGGTACACCGTCAACATCAATACCAAAGTCCTCTGGTTCAGGCTCTATTGTATTTATTGTCACAAAGGATATTTTCTCACCCCTGCGCTGTAGTAATGACTGATTGGCCGCTATGACAAGCAATATAGCCAACGGGTCAAATACTAATACTATTAATATTACTACAATTCGTACCGTGTTGTCAAGCATTTCTTCAGGATTTTCATATATAAGTGCCGCAATGTATTTTACCGGGCCAACTTCTGCTTCTTGCTGTAATGCCATCTGTCTAAGTGGCCGTAAATCATCCTCATACGACTCAATATTCTGGATTGCTTGTTCAATAGAAGCATTGAGGGTTTGTCTTTCTTCTGCCTGTGAAGCACGGACAGCTAAGGCGCCATCAGGGCCTCGTATCCTGTCGTAGTCCTGTAGAATCTGAACAGAGGCATCGAGACTCGCAATAACATTCTCCGCATCAGTTATGACACGCCTTTCATTATTGATTCGCCTTTCAATGCTCTCAATCTGTAGAGCATTGTTGCCTCCCATTGTAATAGTTTGTTCAATGTGTGCTTTGGATAGGAACCCATAGATTCCCATACTTGTAATAAATGATAAAATAACTACAGATGTAGTCAAATAAACTTTATGTAGTAGTGCTGCCGTGTCCCAATTACGATATATCCAAGAGGCTGTGACAAGTTTTGCCACTTCAAGGACTATGCCCATTGTTAAGATAGGTACAGGCACTCCTGGAAAGATAGCCATCAGTCCCACTATTGAGAACCAACCTGCTACTGCTGATACTGCTAATGCTGAACACAGGAGAAGCGCTATGAAAAACATCTGTGAAATTCCTCTACTGTGATGCGTTGGTTTTCATTTAATAATTTAAAATACAAACCCATTTCAGTATCCCAATCGTAATCATTTTCAACCCAGTTTCTTTTTTCTAAAGCTGGGTCTCTTTGTATATGTGGAACGTAATCCCCCAAATTATCAAATAATAATATCTTAAAGTTTATATCTAAGTTCAGTCTGTGTAGAAAGGGAGCGCCGTGATATAACATGAACCTTTCATAGTTATCATACTGTGGATGATCTTGATGGTTTTGTTCTACCCATAATTGATGCCCACTCATAAATCTGTCTTTAGGGTCTCTCAATACAAGTATCTGTGTTTTTTCAGATTGCTGTATTGTATCAGGCACAACAAAAAACTTGAACCTTTCTTCCGGTGGAAGGGTAGTGTCACCATATACGTCACTATAGGAGTAACCGAGCGTGTGGTGTGTTATTGACTTTGTACCACACCTACCCATTGAGTATAATATTGCTTTATCGTTTTCAACTTTTAACATTCGGTAACCACTCTAACGGAACAAAATCAGCTAATGGCTCTTTGTTCAGTCTTATATTTAACATTGAGTTTAGGCACTTAGGATCGTGACGTTGTTGCCACTGTAATAAAAACTCCTGCATCTTAGCATGAGACTTCTTCTCAAACTCAGCAATAGTTTCTTTTGTAAGTTCACCTTCATACTCCTTAACGTACTTAGAGCTACCATAATATTTTTCATAGAGCCTTTGAGGCTTGCCTGAATATCCTATATAGTAATCACCATTAGGAAAATAGGTACAGTAAACTTTATGAGTCTGTGGTTCCTTCTTCTTCCGCTTCTTCTTTATCGCCATCAAGTACACCTTCATTATCAGATGTACTATTTATATAAGAATTTACCATGTCCTCGCAGTGAGCAATATTGTCAAGTGCGAGTTTTTGTATCATAGGTATATCTTCTTGCTTAAAGGTAAGTCTTTTTGATACTACAGCAGCAGGGCAACAATCAGTGGATCTTTTTATTTCATTGACATATAAGAACATAGGTACCCCCATTGTTTGTGCTAACTGAGCAGAGCCGCCGGCATATCCTACAAACAAATCACAGTTCTTTAGTATGTCAACTAATTCTTGTAATGGTGTTCTGTAATCTACAAATCTTACGTTGTCAAAGTTTTCATACGTATTAGACCATGAATCAGGTGACTTCCAAAATTTATGTTTTGGGTTGTTGTAGTCTTTCCACTGAACATAATTATTATGTGTAGTATTGAACACAATATAACCACTACCACCTTGCCATTTATATTCAGGTTTCATGTAGCGATAAAAATACAATGGGTGATTGGGTAATTCACTGTGTTGATAAGGTAGATTCTCATTGTATCTTATTTTGAGTTCTACTTTTTCAGTGGTCATCATGTCAAAGATTTTTTCTAATCTATAATTAGTATCTTCACTATCAGGATGCTCAATCGTTGGAGCGAGACGTTCACCTTCACCATTAAATGAAGTCCACTCTAATCTGACTTTCTTGCCTGTTTTCTGTGACAGATTATTTGCATAACCTACAGCACTACACATATCTCCGTAACCAGGCTTTCCTTTCCATTCAACAACAATAGGACCAAACACTGCATCCCAATTATTGTTGTATTTGTTTTGATTTACTTTTCTAAAATTACTGCCCTTACCGCCATGCCAAACACCGGACATAATTAGTCATCCTCGAAATCCAATTCATCATCAACAATAAGTTCCGCACAAAAGGCACAAAATCTTGGTTCGTCAATATTATTTTCTGGGTCATATGTAACCATGTACTCTGCCCCACATTTTTCGCAATAATTTTCTACACTTATTTTACTTGACATACTTCTATACCTGCCTTTTCTAAAAAGTTTCTACCGCTACCCTTTGTAGCTTCGTAATCGTTTATATAGTATACCTGCGAGATGCCTGCTTGATAAACAAGTTTAGCACACTCTATACAAGGAAAGTGGGTTACAAACAATGTTGCCCCCTCACTCGAATCTGTTGACCTACACAACTTCATAAGAGCATTAGCTTCTGCGTGAAGTACCTCTGGTTTAGTTTTGGTTGGAGTTACTACATCTTCACACTCGTTGCTCCAACCAGAGGGCATACCATTGTAACCAATAGAAAGTATCCTGTTGTCTTTTACAATGACACACCCTACTTGTAGTTTCTTTGCTGTAGATAGTTTTGCTGTTTCTTCTGCTATCTTAGCGTAATACTGTAACCATTTTAGGCCCATACTTCGTCCCATGTTCCTGTTGTCGCACCACGTGCATAATCTGTTGCTCTGTTCTCAAAAAAGTTGGTGTGTGTAGGTGCGTTAATCATTTCCTCAACCCACAGCAAAGGATTCTTCTTAACTTTAAATATACCTTTCAGTCCCAAACTAATCAGTCGCCTGTCACAAATATATCTAATGTATGTTTTTACTTCATCAGGCGTTAGTCCTTCCATTGGACCGATAGCAAATGCCAAGTCAATAAACTTATCCTCAAGCTCTACCATCTTCTCTGCAATAGTGTATATTTTACCCTTAACATCATCATTCCAAATGTCAATGTTCTCATTTACATACTCACGGAACAACTTAATCATATTCTCAGCATGCAAAGTCTCATCAACAATCGACCACGTAATAATCTGTCCCATGCCTTTCATCTTACCGTGACGTGGGAAGTTCAGTAGCATAATGAATGAGCTGAACAACTGCATACCTTCTGTAAACGCTGAGAAGGCAGCGATGTTTGTTGCTACTGTAGAAATATCCTGATTTGCGTTTGACATTTCCATAAAGTATTCATGCTTGTCTTTCATAGCATCATACTCAAGGAATTCGTTGTACGTGGACTCAGGCATACCTAATGTTTCAATAAGGTGACTGTATGCTGCTACGTGTAATGCCTCTCGTGCTGCAAACCCTGCGAGCATCATACGAATCTCAGGCTGTTTGAAGTATGGGAGATAGTTATTGACATAGCCGCCGGCTACATCAATGTCACCCTGTGTAAAGAATCTAAATATGTTTGTAAGGAATGCCTTCTCTGCTGCTGATAGTTTAGTTTTCCAATCCTTAACATCCTCTGCCATAGGGACTTCTGTGTGTAGCCAATGTGACTGCTCATGCTTTAACCAAGCATCATATGCCCAGGCATAGTTAAAGGGCTTGAAGTAACTTCTTTCTTCAGTTAGTTTTTTCATTTATTTTCCTTAAAAATTCTTTTTCGTATTCCTGTTCAAACAGATGGAACATTACGTGTTGTTCTGTGTTTCTTATATTATACAAGCCAGCATATTTCTGTTGTCTCATTCTAACACCTGGCTTCCTATATTCTATTCTTCCTATTTTCTGGTATTCAGGATATTTAGAAGGATCGTTTATTCTAATAGCAGTATCAATAATCTTCTTATTATATTTTTCAACAGATACACAGCCACCTTTATATCCTTGTAACATTGCAGAGTCTTCCATTAACCATGTCAGATCATTTGTTAAAGGTGCATTACGAACGCTGACATTTTTTAAATAATTAGGTATTGTATATGCCCTTGCTTGAACATACACATTGCTATCCCAATCACTTTCATACCAACCCATACCTGCTACTATCTCTGTATTCTTAATGTAGATCAAGTAGCCTGCTTTGGGTCCATCAAATCTTTTTTCTTTGTATAGCAAATACAAAAGAGTGTTTGGTTTATTTTCCCAATCAACAGGATCCATGTTGATAGCATTTGGCCGGCTGTCTCCTATTGAGTGCTGACAAAACTGTAATATAGGTAGTAAAGGATATGTGCTATTAATTACCTGGATCAACCTTCACACGCCAGGCATTCACTGCTCTCAACAAGTGCTGTCATATCAGCTTCCTTAATAATCTCACGTTCAATCCTACGTGATACCTTATCAGCTTTACCTACTTTCTCTGAGCGACAATAGTAAAGTGTTTTCAATCCTGACTTCCATGCTAAGAAGTGTACGAGATGTAGATACTTCTTATTTACATCTGGGCGGAAGAATAAATTAAGTGACTGTGCTTGGTCAATAAACTCCTGACGTTTTGAGGCGTGGTCAATCAACCAACGCTGATCTATTTCCATAGCAGTTTTAAATACGTTCTTCTCTTCCTCTGTCAGGAATCTGAGGTGTTGTACAGAGCCGTCATTGGATATTACTGAGGACCAGATTTCGTCTTCTGTCTGTTTAGTCGCTCCAGCTTCAATCTTACCTTTAAAAAGGTCCACCAGATACTTATTTTTATTGAGATAAGATCCAGAAAGTGTATCTTGCCTGTAAGCATTTGCCCTATACGGCTCAACAGAAGGCGAAGTGTTACCCATAATAATAGAGGAAGAGGCATTAGGAGCAATAGCCATAACATGGCTAAACCTTCTTCCTGTACCCTCTGCGTCAGGTGCCTCTCCTCGTTCACTACCCAATTCCAAATTTGCTTCATCAAGTTTCCCTCGAATGTGTCTGAACATTCTCATGTTAGCACTTGTAGCCTGCCATGATTCCCATTCTATCATATTCTTCTGTAGATAGGCATGGAAGCCGAGTGCGCCGATTCCAATGCTCCGTTCACGCATTGCTGAAAACTTAGCACGAGCAACTTGATCGGGAGCCTTATCAATAAAAAACTGTAACACGTTGTCTAACATCTCTGCCATGTCTTTCAGGAACATTGTATTTTTAGACCATGAGTCATAATGTTCTAAGTTCACTGAGGACAAACAGCATACTGCTGTTCTGTCTTTGTTTGTAGGCAGAATGATTTCACTACACAGATTAGACTGATGAATTTTCAGTCCGAGCTTTTTTTGAAAATCAGGCAGGTGTTCATTGCTTGTATCAATGAAGTGAATGTAGGGTTCACCTGTTTCCATTCTAAGTTCAAGTATCTTCTGCCACAGATACTTAGCTGAGATAGTGTCACGTATCTCACCTGTGTGTGGGTCAGTAAGGTTCCAACCGTCATCAGCATCTGGGTCTGCCATACAGCGCTCAACAAGTTCCATAAACCTATCATTGATATTAATACCGTGATGCAAGTTCAGACAACGGACATTCTGGTCGCCTGTAGGTTTTCTCATTTCTAAAAACTGGATAACGTCCGGGTGGCTAATGTCAAGATAAGTAGCATAACTGCCGCGGCGAGTCCGACCCTGACGATAAGCGAGACAGGATGAGTCGTAAGTTTTGAGGTGAGGCATAACACCAACAGATTTATCATCGCTGGCACGGATACCGAAACCGATGCCAACGCCACCACCCAACATAGATAACCAATTAGTTTCACTTAGATTCTCCACCAACCCTTCGGCTGTATCATTGATGTAGTTTAGAAAGCATGAAATAGGCATACCTTTCTTAGAACGACCAAAAGACAAAATAGGTGTAGAGTATGACAACCAGTGCCTGCTTGCATAGTCATACAATCTTTGTGCGTGTTCAATATTACTCGCAAACTGTAGGCTAACAAAAGCAAAACGCTCTTGAGGAGATTCTTCTTCCTCCCTCATGTAGCTTTCACGTAAACGCTGAATACCTAACTTGTCAAATAATTCGTCACGGGACAGGTCAATTTGAATACCTAAATAGTCCTTCTTAGCCATTTAATTCCTCTACTGCCTTAGCAACATCAGGAAAGTGATGTTTAATAACTTCCCAACATTGTTTGGCTATATCTGAGTGTTCTTTTTGTGTGCCGTTTGCCATTCTTAGTTCACAGTAATGAACCCAACTTCTTAGTGTTCCTGACATATACAGTGTGGTTTCAGTATTACCCTCAGGCAAAACAGCTCGTGCTTGCTCTTTGGCGATACCTTTTGATAAGGCCCATTCGTATGCTTCTCTGGCCTTATTAATAACTTCATGTTGCTTCATGTTCCAATCTTCTCGCAGATCTCTATCATCAGTCTCTATAGAATTCTGTCTGTTCTTAGGATCCTGCAAGCGTGCCTCACGTTCAATATAATCAGAAGATACAGCATATCGCTGACTAAACTCCTGAAAACTGAAACTACGGTGCCTAATAATCTGTCTACTGATATCTCGTGTAGTGTTTATCTCCATTGTTATAGAAACCATCTCAAAAGGGCTCCAATGGGCATTTTTTATTAGATATTGTAGCAGTTTAGGTGCTGATTCTTTATTATTTTGATTGCCTGGGTTGCTTACACGAGCAGCGTAAGCAATCAATTCGTTCGCCGTATGACAGCCTGTAGTGGCTGAGGGTTGTGTCATTCCAACGAGTGATACCTTCATTAACATTTTCTCCATTGTGTAAATTGCAGTTCTGCTTCAAGTCCTTCATAGGTATTCATACTTATAATAGTATGAATTTCATCTTTTGTCAAGCCCGACATAACCATATCATTAATATCTTTTTCTTCCATGTCAGGCCATAGACATACTTTGTTACCCAACTTTATCTGTTGGTGTATCAGTCTACATACTTCTTTGTTGCGGGGCTGATTGTCAAATATCATTGTGAAGTATGTCAATCCTATCTTATCTACCTTGCCGAATGAAGTACCGACACAGGCTATAGCATTATCAAGGAACAAACTATCAATGGGACCTTCTACCACATACACTTCTTTATTAGTGTCTGCTTCATCAAGGCCGAATATTTGCATTTCTTCCTTAATAATAAGATTTATATATCTTAGTTTTTCACCACGCATACCTCTCAATGCCATACCTGTCAACTGTCCATCAGGTGTTAGGAATGGGAGAGATAAACGAGGCTGTTTGATATTTAGTGCTTCTTTGTATTTTGAGTTCAGCTGTGACAATGTGCGTATATCGTCAACATAATATAATCTGTGAAACTGTGTCTCAGGTATCATTCTACCTTTAGCATATTTCACTGCCTCATGGTCACTTGGCAACTTATCTAACCTGTCCATGAGAGTGTCAATCAGTCTTGCTGGTTTGTCAAAGTCAGGTTTGAAGTCGAAAGCGTACTCAGGATTAGGCTCTTTCTTAGGTTCAGGTTTGTCATCTTTTCTGACAAACTTTTCCATAACATATTCTTTGTATAACAAGTGGTCAACTTTCTCAAGGAAGTTAGCAATGGTTGTGCCATAATCACAATTATGACAGCGATAGAACATATCGTTGTCTTTGCGGTAAAAGAATCCTCGCATCTTATTCTTTTTCTTTTGACTATCACCACAAATAGGGCAGCGACAATTGAACAGGTAGTCGTCTTTCTTCTGGAACCTGTCCAGTTTCACCGAAACCATGTTTATAAATTTAAGATCAACAAATAGAGACATAAGGCAAAAAACCTATACATTTAGTATAGGTTAATAATAACAAATTTTTAAGGAGATGTCAAGTTATATATTTGACATTAGGAAGGTTCGTATTTCCGGTAAGAATATACCGCCGGCCACAAGAGCACCGATAAGTATCCAGCGCCATTTTTCGAGGTTCTCAATTCTGTCCTCTAATTTGTCGTGTTTAGTTACCATATGACTTTTTAAATCTTTGATAGCATCCAACACCTTGTCTATCTCTTTAGTCATTTTGTCCTCTAAGTCTGCCATATCGTTTTGAATAGCGTTAAAAGTACGCTCTCCTTCTGATAGTCGTTGTTCGTGTACTGCGAGTATTTGTGTAGCATTATTACACACAGTAGTCAACTTGTCAAGTGTTGCTTCAAGTTTAACAAACAGGCCACCCATTTGTTGAACATCGTGTTTGACTACGGTCAATTCGGCTTCTACTTGTTTAAGAGGCATTTTTCTTCTTCTTTTTTCTACGAACCATTGGCATCATCACAGGATCTCGTCCTGGTTCTGCTTGGTTTGCTTTAGTAGGGTGTTCAATTCCTATACCTGCTATTGCTCCCCCACCCACTCCCATTTCTTCACGGAACATCTTAAAGGATACAAGGTTATGCTCAAGTAAATGTGATTCTTGTGTTACATCTTCAAACAGTGAATATAAATCTAATTTATTCTCAAGTTCTTTATCGTTCATGGCTAATAAATCATCTTCGCTATGTTCTCTAAGTATTGCAATTGCTGCCGCTAAGGATAACAACCTGTTACTTGATCTGTCAGGTGATTTTCCTAATGCGTACTGTAGTTTAAAAACAAGACGGTTTAAAATAGTGTAAGAATCTTTTTCTTTAGCACTATCAGGTTTTCTAAGTTTTTTACCGTTTCTGTCAATTATGCCGTATTTGTAAGCGTCAGATTGCTCGATTGGAGTCGATAACAACTTCAATATTCTTAATACTACAACAGCATCTGTTAAATTAGCCACTACAATTTCCTTAGTATTTCCACCAAAGTTTGGTTTAAGGGTATTTCTGTTTCTTTTATACCCGGAGAAACTACTGTTTCTAAAGGCATTCTGTGAAGATACACAAGATATGTTTTAAGTTCAGGCCAATACTCTTCCTCTAACTTATAAAACAACATATCTGTTGCTGCATCTTCAAAAACATTATACAATACTACAAGATGATTTAGGATTAACCTTTCACTTGCATCGCCTGTTTTTTTGTATCTATTTAACAGACGTTTTACGTATTTAATTCTTTTTAAATCTTCTTCCAGGTCGCTCATACCCATGCTTCCTGGATTGTAATAATGTTTTATTGCATAAATTAAAAAGTTATCTTCATTCAACTCAACCATGTTTTATCCTTATGATATAGTAGCAGTACCTCCAATCATGTACCACTTGCTATTAGTATATATCATGGTTGCGGTATCGCCTGCTGCATCAAAAGCAATACTACCTTCTACAGTGGAACCAGTCAATGTTAGTGTGGTTCCTCCTGTATTTGAAGTCATAATAATTATTTTGACCTGGCCATCACTACCGGCTGCTAAGGACAAATTCCCTGAGCTTGTAGGATTAGACAAATAACTTATATTGGTTGTTAGACTTACAGCACCAGCCTCTGTCAAGGTATCAGTATCTTTAATTTGAATCTTGTCAGTAAACACAGCAGGTGTAGCAATAGTACCAAAAAGGTTTGCTACCGTAATTTTTTTACTGGTAGCTGACTGTACAAGGTAGGTGGCATCAGAAGCAGCGGCCGAAGTGGCCGCTGTAAGTTCTGATAGTTTCGCATCTGCCATATTAAATACTCCCTAAATTAAAAAGTATTTATTAGGCGATTGTAGCAGCTACTGCGCTTGAAGTAACACTGTCTGCGCCTGTTGCACTAACTACACAACGGAACTCGTTAGCATCAACATATTCTGCGTCAGTAGAAATTACTGTCAATGTAGCTGCTGTACCGGATGCGTCAACTGTGTTTGCAAAAGTAGCACCACTGTCAGTAGAAACCTGCCACTGATAAGTAAGTGTTCCTCCAGTACCAGTAATGCTGGCGGCTACAGTGAATACTACGTCTGCAGGGCTTGTTACTGAAACAGCTGAAGGCTGAGTACCAATAGTAATCAAGTAGTCCTCAAATACAGCATCTTCTGCGTCAGTAGCAGAGAAGGCATTCTTAGACAGTGCTACAAGAGTTTCAACTTGTGTTCGAGCAACTCCCCCCACTGTTTTAGTAGATACTTTGTTCCAGCCAAGATGTGCTGCACCTTCCTGAGTTTTGTTAGCTGCCATTTCGTTCTTGTCAACGCCATAAAGATTAGAACCAAGAATTTGAATGGTGTCAGTAGCAGTATCACCAACAGCAGTTAGTGTAATTTCGGTACCAGCATTTGCGTTTGACAATGAATTAGCTAACTGATAAGCATTAGTGCCATCAGCAATAATATAGTATGTAGTACCCGAAGCGAGGCCGCCAATTGCTGTGCCAGCAGTAGTATAAATTACTGCATCTCCAGTTTTAAAGCCTTGATTGATAACGATTGTATCATTTGAAGTGCTTACTACATCAGTGCTGGTAGAGTCGATGGTAAAAGTAGTTGCTTCTACTACTGGCTTGCCTGCCTGATTATCAGTGTTAGACCATGCGGACATTATTGTTCTCCTAAGTTTTCTGCGTTATTTAAAATCTTTGCCAGAAGTTTATATGCTTCGGCTTTGTTATTATTTTCTTTAATCATTTTACGAAGCTGCTGTACCTGCTCTTCCACATCTTTCTTAGTAGGAGCCATGCCTTTCTGGGCACCTTTCTGCTTCATGTCTGCTTTCGCTCTTTTCTCAACGGCTTTAGCAGCAGCACCACTTTGTACTCTGTCGGCAGCACGTGCAATTACTCTCATTCTATCAGCTTTTTCCTGAGGTGTCAATTCTTCGTTTGCCTGGCGCAATGCCTTCTTGGCAGCTGGGTGATTAGAAAGACCTTTCTTAATCTTTTCCATCTTCTCAGCAGCACCGGTGTAGTCACCACCCTTATGTCTGGGGTCGTTAGCAATGCCTTTTGCCATCCTAACCTGCTTAGAAGTAATGTATTCGTTGACCTGCTGTACGTAAGAATTGTCTACTTCTTCTTTAGGACCATAGCCTTTGGGAGTAACATCTGTTACTTTCGCATCTGATTTTTTACCACCATGCACTTCTTTAGAAACTTTCTTAGGATCAATGTTGCCCTTCTTATCAAAAAGTTTCTTCAAATGATCCGGCAGTTCTTCTTGCACCTGCTCTACTTCTTCTTTCTTCATCAAGGATGCTCTGGCTGCTGGATTGCTCATGTTGCTTTTACCAGCATCAGGACCAAATCCTTTAAGTTTAACACGGTTGCCTTCCTTGTCGTATTTGCCGGCAGCCATATCAGCACGGGCTTTCTCTCTGCGCTTCTCGTTATCTTCAAAACTTTCTTTCTTCATAGACTTTTTGATAGCTTTGTCACGGGAACCCATGTACTCTGATGTGCTGGTTTCTACTTTGCCGTCGCCGTCATGGTCTTTCTTAGCCATCTTAGCTTCTTCCAAAGCCTCGTCTACAATTTTGAAGAAGACCGCTTTCTTTTCTTCAGGTAAGTCCCTGATATTAGATACTTCAAAGTATTCTAATGTTGCTTCAAACATTTCCTGATAGGTGTCATTCAACTCTAAGACTTCTTCGTCCATCTGTGCTTTCTTTTTCTCTTTTTTAAGTTCAGGTGAAAGAAGTCTGTATTTATCTCGCTTACGAATTGAAAGACGCTTTGCTTTCTTTTCTGCTTTCTCTCTTCCCCTCACTTCCATATCTTCTTCAGCGCCGTCTATGACCCTGACATTCTCATCAATTTCCACGGCTGTCTCCTCCGTTTGGTATCTTGTTCTTTGTGTGTGTAACTTTGCACGATTAAAAACAGTGGTATCTTTCAACATAATATCTGTCATGTTGAACATATACTTGTCTAATACTTTTCTTTCAGTTGGTGACAGTTGCTTACCCATATGCAAACTACTCATTGCTTGCATAAGCATGGGAAGTTTACCCGAAGGTACTATACCCTGTCTAACTAACTGTTCTAATCGTTGTTTTGTTTTGCTTTCCATACTTGTATTTATAACCTATTGCCTCTATAGGAGTATCAAATATGGAAAATTTTAACAACAATCTTGGTTTGTCGCCTGTTTTAACTGAGTGCATGAGAGAGGTATTAAGAAATGCTGCCTTGTAATAATAGTCAAGGCCTTCTATATTTACTGGGGCTGGGTCGTCTGATAGCACAAAGTTCAGTGAACATTGTGTGCCGTTATCAACATGAGGTGGGAGATATGAATGGGGTTCCTGCCAATAGAATCTGGGATTACATTCAATACCAAAATCATCAGCAATCTTTTGTAGATCTGGATGTTCGTACTTTCCTATTTTCCACCAACTAAAGTCAGCGTCAGGAAATCTATCATCAGTATAAAAGGTTGCAGAGGGGTATGCCTCCTCTGCAATTTCTTTCATTCTTTGTATGTCTAAATCATAATCAACAAGTATCAAGGGTGTAGACATTATCTTTTCACTTTAAATTTCTTCGCCTTCTGTGAGGATGCTCTTGCTATTGGCTTTGATGCTTTATACTTCTTAGACTTCTGTGGAGCCTTTCCTCTTCTATTTTTCATGCGTGTAATTTCCATCTTACGCATTTTAGGTAACATTCTTTGTGCAAATCTCTGAATGAGGGGTTGATACATAACGATAAGTCTTTCAAAGCGTGCCTTCTCTGCTGGTGGCATTGATGATTTGTCTCTACCTTTGAGTAGTCGCTTGTATACCATAGAACGAGCACCTCTTGTCGCTCTCTTTTTCAAACGATCAGGTGAGGATCCTCGTCTTAGTGCAATGTTTCTTGCTACTTTAAGTTTCTGTCTATTCTTACGTGCAGCAAATCTACGCTTCAGTCTACCTTGTACTGAAAGGACTTCATCAAGTGTAAAGATATGTTCTACACCTTCCGATGTTGTCACTTTATAATCAGTATCAACTATATCAACGTCTTCAAAATCAAAGTCGTCCCACTCTATAGTAGAATCATATTCATCATCTTCATCATCAAAGAAACCATATTCTTCCATGTCATCATATGTCATGGTTTCTATTTCAGCATACAAGTTTGCTATATCATCTTTTGACAGAGGAACAATGCCAGCCTCAGGTGCTACATCGGCATTGTCCTCTCTATACTTTTTTTTAGTTTCGCCTGCTTCGGTTTCTTCTGCAAATTTTACCGGGGCTTCAATTTTTCTATTCATGCTGCCTCGGTAGTTACAATGTGAGCAACCTCTACCTTCACATGATTTACACTCACTCGTGCTTTCGCCAGGAGTGTTGTCTTTCATGTATTCTGTGCCTTTAGGTAGGCCTCTATCCATGACACCCATAGTAGAATCATATGCCATGCCCTCTGCTAACTTCTTACGCTTGGCACCTAAGTAAGCAGCGACTG